TATGAAGGCTTTTGGTGCTGTAAATGTTTTTATATTTGCCATTTATCTATTTATTTTTCTAATTAACTACGGAATAAGAATCCAGTAAAGAATATTTTAGTTATCTCATTGTTCACTACCATTTCATAATTTACTTTATAGTAGTCATCTATTTTCTCTACTGTTACGTTTCTTGCTGACAACAATAAGTTATCAACCTCTGGAATAGCTATCCTAGATTGTAAGTAGGTGTTTGTCCACTCTCTTAAATAACCTGCGCTTAGTGTGGCACTGTTCACACCCTCTTCTGACGATAATAAGTCTATTTCGGAGTTGACTACCAACTCTTTATTTACTTGCGCCACAACCCTCATGAAAGCAATAGAATGAGATTTACCTGCTGAGTTGAAAAGTATTTGATTGTCTTGCATCGTGTTCACTCCTTGCAAAACAACAAACCTTCCAATAAAAGGATTATTCACAATCGCTAACAACCCTGCATCTAACGCTCTTTCTTTCTCTATTTTCGTCAACGAATGTTTTAACTTGTCTGCACCTATTGTTTTGTTTGTGATAGGAACTTGTGGTTGTTTACCTGCTGCCCTTCCCACTACTGAAAACGCACTCACTAAAGATGGCCACCATCTGAAACCTTCGCTAACTAGGTTTGATGCTTCACCTATTTGTCCATGAACTATCTGAACATAAGGGCTGTCATAATTAGATGGCATTGCTAGTGAATCTGTGAACTCATCTGAATCTTGTCCTCCACCTATGAAAAGAAAACGTTCATATTTGTTCTGTCCGCTATTCATAAAAGCAAACACTGCTTCATTTTCAGTAGAATTATAGTCAGTAGTTCCATATTGGTCTGTCAGTATGAAGCTATAATCCATTTCAGCAACTGCGTCAAATATGAGTTGTAAGTTTGGCGTTGAATATGTTTCCGTGCCTCCTGTTGCTAAATTATAGCCATCCACATTTGTAACGTCTGCTTGGTCAACAACACCTGTACCTGCCACTGCGCTTGTGGTGTCAAGTGAAAACTTATTCCCAAAAGATGAATTAGTGTTAGCCCAATCAAGCAATGTTTGGATGTTATTAAACTCTGGAGACTGTGCAACCAAGATAGGTTGTGTTTCGGTTTTCTTTACCCCATTGTAAGCAATGCTGTCCGTATGGTCTCCTGTCCAAGTTCCTTGCCAAACGCTCAATGTCCACTTAGAAGTGTCTATTGTTCCTGTTTCTACAGTATAGGCATATCCTTTGTCTAAGTGAGTTCCAGTAGCAACACCGTTACCCACTAATCCTTCGTCTCTTACCTTAAAAATAAAAGAACCTCCCGCTGTTGTGGCAAAAGTCATTGTGGCTGCCTTTGTTGTTCTGGCACTCACGTGATACACTTCTGATGCTCCAACTGCTGCTGCATTTCGTCTATCTGGAACAAACAATGATTCTGCTGCTCTATAAAGTAAACCACCTTTTAAAAAGGCTTGATAGTCTGCAAGGTTATCAAATTTATATACTGCATCCTGCCCTGATGATAATTCACCATCAATACCTGCTCCACCTCCCCATGTTGCACCTTCACTGCCTGTGTCTATAACTAACACTTTGCCATAATCAAGTGACCTTGGTGGGTTTTTCTCCCCTGAAATTACTGTTGAGTAAGCTCCTGGAAGTTTTATTTGTCTATTATTAAAAAATACTTTCGTTGCCATTCAAATAAATTGTAATGTCTTCTATCGAACTTAACGCCCTAAATTTACGAAAAATTTAAGGGAATTAGAAATTTATTCGTTCATTTATTAAGGACTTGCGCCAATTGTTAATTGTCATGCTCTGTCCTTTGAATTTTTTTAACACAACTTCTCTCAAAGTGCCTGTTATTTTGAACACATTGCACACTTGACTTTCGTTTAGTTTTTCCTCTTTTTTTACTTCAACTTCTATAGTTGAGACTTCAACTGTTTTTTTTATGTTTGTTTTTCCTTTGCTCATTTTATTCTGCTTTTATTATTCCGTTAAAGATAACTTTATTTAATACCTTTTCTACTGATATTGTGGGAATATGAACGTCAAAATCAATATCTAACGTCAATGCTCTACTTAATATCATAAAAGGAGGTAATTGATCGTTGTTCATCATTAGTTCCTTCATGTTAACCTCAAAGAAGTTGAACAAGGTGGTAAATAGCTCGAATGAAGCCATAAAAAGACTATATAGTACATCTGATAACATTACCGACTCTAGGTAGTTCTGGCTCATTACAACAACCTCATAGGACGATGCTTTACTATCTCTATAGTGTTGCCTTTCCATTCCTCCACTAAATGAAGAAAAATCTCCTGATAGCTTACCTATTGTGTTTGTTTTTCCTATCCCTCTTTGTGGCTCTCTTACCCAAATGTAAGGTGTGTTCACCATATTCTTAGGGTATGCCAAACCAGTTGTTATTTTATTTCTATGCTCCTGCGTTCTTCCGAATATGTTTTTTGCTTCCTTATAAAAGTCATAACCTTCCGAGCTATTGCCATTCAAGACTAAATAAAGGAAGCATTCAGTCTCTCTACTTTCTGCAATGCAAGTTTCTAAGTCTTCTTTTGCGTACTCAATTAGAGAATCTACTATACCTTTTACTTTTAATAGTGGTATTGTTATCATTGTTTATTGTGTTAAAAAGTCATCAACTGACATTTGAACTAACGTTTCAAAAGGTAGTTCTTTTTGTGTTTTTTCCATTAACTTTCTTGCTTCAAAACCTTTGTGTACCCAACTGCCCTCTTCACTGTTTCCTCCAACTCTTCTGAAAGTAAAGTAACCACTTCTTTTTTCTTTTCCAGTTGAAGCAATATCCATTTTTTTCATTCCTTGAACAATAGGTGATTTGTGAGGCGTTCCTGTTGTTGGGTTACTCATTATCTTTTGGTATTCTTGTGGCAATGCAGATAAATCATTCAATGTGCCTTGTCTTTTTACCTCTTTTTCCACCACCCTATCCATTTTGTTTGAAAAGATAGAAGATTCTGCCACCGCTTCACTTGTTGCATGCCTGAAAGGTATTGTTAAGTACCAATTGTCTTGGCCTTTGTTTTTTGCCTTATCTGAATTTTTAAAACCTGAGTTATGAACAACAACACCATTAGCCAAGAAACTACTATCCTCCTCTACCGTTAAATCATATTTAAAATTAAACATGGTTGATAGGTGGGATTTACTTTTCATTGACACCTTTTTTATGGTGAAATTGCTTTCTGTAAATAAATACTCCCCGTTGTGATTCTTCAAAACTCTAAATATTTCCTTAGCGCAAGAATCTACATCTGAATATATTTCTTTCCCCCAGAAACTTAGATATGTCCACCCAAACCCCTCAACCTCAATCTTTTTTAAATCGTCCTGTTCTTTTGTGTGGAACCTCTCTCCGTTGACTTCAATACAAATTTTATGTTCTGGTATTGCAAAATCAAAATAATAAAACCTTTTTCTCTTTGCTCCGCTTTTTCTGAAATAATATTTTTCTCTAAAGAATTGATACTGTCTTTCTATGTTGTTAATATTTTTAATTTTTTCCCACAATATTTTTTCTGGATGTGAAAATCTACTGTTTCTTCCTAACGTTTGAGCTATTTTTTTGTACTTGGCTTTAATGTCCTCATCAGACATCCTATTCACCCCGTCCTGCATCAAATCTACAAAATCCTCTCTTTGTGATACGTGCTTACCTTCTTCAATCATACGCTTATTAGTTGCCTTAACCGCATTACTAATATTTCTTATAGCTTCCTCAGACAAATCCTCTCTTTTTTTGCCTTTCTTTGGTAAATTTTTATGTCTGTTTGAGCATGACTTATCACAAAAACAAGCATCTTCTTTCTTTTTGATGGGAAATATATTTCCACAGTAATCACATTTTTTACCTAAAACAATTATTTTGTCACTTTTGTTTAAATTTTTGGCGAAAACCCATCCTCTGCTAGTAAGTATAGGGTGGGATTCGGTTACCTGAATTTTTTTATTATTATTTATCTCTATTTCATAAATAAAGTCATCTGTGTTTGCTTCTTTGTTTGTTTTGGTTACTTTCCTAAATCGACCTTTATGGGTTAAGACCAAATCACCAACTTTTATTTTATAAATTGGAATATTCCCTTTTGATGTTAATACTGGAGTATATCTGTTTACGATGCACTTCATATCCCAACTACTGGCTCCGTCTTCTATCATTAAGGCTAACTGGCTCTCTCTAGGCGTTAAACCTATGATTGCTACTCCCTCTTCTGGTCTTTCAACAAACATAGCTTTTTTATATTCACTTCTTGTCTGATGTAGCTCATTGTTTACATTTCCTTCCCACCTGTGCATAAAATCATCTGTGATTCTATCCAATATGGCTTCCTTTAACTCTCCACTTCTTGAAGCAAGGTTTTGAAACTCAATGAGTATGTCCGATATATCTATTTGAAAGTTAAACATAGTTAGTAGTCGCTATTGTTTTGTGTACCGTTTCCGCTAAAATTTATTCCCTCACCTAATAAAAAGTGTGATCTCCTTGCTACTGCATTCATAGGTAAGGATATTCTTTGCTCTCTTCCGTCTCTATCTTTAATGTAACTTGCTCTTACTTCGTGAGGCAAGTCAATTACGTTGTACTGTATCTCGTGCCTATAAAAAACAGATAATCCGTTGTTTGTTGGAACTGCGTCTATATCTACACTTATTACGCTTTTATTTACTTCACTCAATGAGTAGCTGCCTTTGTTTAACTTAGTTAATGCCGTTGTTGCGCTGTTAAACGCATAAACAGCCATTATTTCGCTTATCTTGTATGTAGTGAACACAAACCTACCTGTGCCATCATTAGTGCTTCTAACTGTTAGGTTTTCGCTAAATATAGAGTGTTTACCAAGCAAGGTAACTTTGTCCATAAATGATAAATTCTCTTTGTCATCGTCTCTTACAGTCAAAGACACATTGCCTATTCTCTCTACTGACCAATCTTTGTATTGAGAGTCAACATTTATACCTGTTATTATTGCCCTTGTTTTTAATGGATTAATAAAGAAATACCCAGAACCATGGCAATTTTGGCAACTACTCAAAGCACTTTGTCCTTTTTGGTCACAAGGACACCTTAAAGCCTTTTCAGTTAGAATGTCGTAGCCTTTGGTGTGGATGAGTGCTTCAAAGTCATTCTTTCTGAAATTAACTTGTGCTTGACCTATTAAATTGGGAGGTGTAGCTGTTATTATTGTCTTTGCCATATCATAACACTATAAAATCTATTTCTCCGTAAATATGCTTTAAGTTATTTAAAGACTCTTTTATTTCCTTCTTGTATTGAATTATTCTTGCAGAAAAACCACTGTTTTCAGCAGAACTTGTTGTGTTTATGCCTTGTGATAGACCATCAATGCTTATGTTTTGAGATGCTATGCCTGCACCAATTATCAAATCCCCTGCTATGTTAAATAAACCAATACTTGCTGTTTTACCTATAATATCTAAAACATCGAAAGGTATCTTGTCATAATCAAAACCTGTTGTGTATTGGATATTCCAACAGTCAGGTATTGTATTAAACCTTTGAAACCCTATTTGGCTTGTTATCCCTGCCAATATCATATCTCCGCTTCCTTCTACCGCTGTCCCTGCTCCTGTTGGCACTAAGGATATTCTCCTCTTGTTCGTTTGCTCTTGGTTGTTGTGGTAACTAAACCAACTCTTAGGGAAAACAATTTGCTCTATTTTGTTCAACATCCCTATGACTGTTTGGACACTTCTTACTGGCCATTTGGTTTTCATTACTGGAAATTGCCACCAATATTCGTCCCTGTTGTATGTTATTCTTTCATCCTCAATTAGTTGCTTTTGAATTTTTATCTTTAATATATTTTCTATTTCCGTTTGTGCCTTTAAGATATAAAATCTTGTGTTTTCATTAGAAAAATCAGTACCGTCTTGGGCTTGTATATTTACCCCATAAAGATACAAAGACCATAATTCATCAGGTGACATTACAATCCCTGTATCTTTCTTGTACTTTCCTATTAAGGTTAATTGGGGCATACTTTTATTATTTACTTAATTTGTTCATTATTAACTCGATCAATCCTTTTTCTCTCTTTTGTCCAAATTCGCTCTCTTTGATACCATTTTCAAGTGCGAATGCTTTTAGCTCATCTTTAGTGAGTGATTCAAGTAATTCGATCAACTCCTTGTCTTCTTTAGAGAGTTCTTCAACATCTTCTAAACCCGTTACCTCTTCTTCTTCGATAGGCTCTTCAATAGGTGTGCTTTCAACTTTTTCCACGTTTGCCACTTCACCCTTCATTTTCTTTTCAAGATTGATATAGTTTTCTCTCCATGCTTTTTCAGACACTTCAAGTTTTTCAATCTTTTTAAGCAAGTCTTCTTTTTCAGACTTTAACTTACTTATCTCTTCCAAATACTTTTTTTGAACGTCACCAGTGAATTTTTCAATCTCTATTTGGTTTTCGTCTTTGTATTCGTCCGCTTTTCCCTCTTCATAAAATCCTTTATGGACTGTCATAAGGTATTCAGCCATCTTTTCAGATACTTCGGCTACTCCGTTTTTGTCGAACTTTATATCTTCGTTCTTAAACTGGACTTGTTTTCCTCTGTAATAAGGATTGTTTGATTGTATTCTCATTGTTTGTCAAATTTAGTTTTCATTAAAAAAGGGAGGAGTAAATGACCCCTCCCTTTCCGCTTATAATCAACTATGAAAGAAACTTAATAATTACTTCCTTGGATGTTTACAATACGTGCCATCTTACCAGGTTGGTAAAGAACTGGACAACCATAATTCAACACTAGGAATCTACGAGAAGGGCTTGTGATTGCTAAATCCATCTTCTGAGTCGGGCCAAATTCTAGGTACTCAATAACGTCTGGTGAGTTTTGATAAACCATTGCAGACTGAGTTCCCGCAATAAAGCGGTTACGATCACGTACCTTTGTTGCATTTGCACCATCCCACCCAGCTTGCAGTTCTGAAACAGATACTTCAAACATTGGGTAAAAATCTGCTGTTGATAGTGCAGGTTGGTCAGCCTTTGTGCGATAAATCACGAATGATTCAGCGGCATAAGCCCCAGCACCAGCTACAAATTTCAAATCAACACTTTCAGTTGCAGCTACCGCTTGTGCAGTTGCTCTCATTGAGACAAGTGCAGATTCACCATATCGGTTCTTAGCTGTTACTGCATAGAAATAAGCTCCAGCATGGTTAGTGAACTTGGTTTTTGCATCAGCACTCACAATTGCGTAAGGTGTGCTATTGTCAGGAACTACAGATGCAGGTGCTTTTGCGCTTGTTGCAGCTGCTCCAACTTTCTTAGGTCTGCGATAATCAAAGAAAATATCGGACTTGATAGGAACTGCTCCAAACTGAGTTTGAATGCTGTTAATACTCTGTCCAGTGGTTGCACCAACAATAGAACCAGCAAGCCCAGGAATGAAACGTTTTGATTCGTGGAACTTAGTAACATAAGCACTCCACACAGAAGGAGGTGCAATGATACGGTCAACCATACCGAAACGGTCATTAACTACTGCACTTACAGATTTCTCAACTACACCATCCACTAAAATTTCTCCGTCAGCATCAATCACTGCGGTGTCATTAAAATAGGTGTCTAACAATTGCTCACTTGACATTCCAGTAGAACCACCAACAATGTCAGCTAATCCTAATTGGTGTAAACGGAACACTCCGTCAAACTCTGCACCTACTTTTGAACTATCAGCGTTAACAGCTTTCTGGTTCAACAAGGTCATAAGTAAAATTGTTTTATTTTCAACCTCACGCTGCAAAGCGTTCTTGCCGTCAGCGTACTTAGCTAACATTGCAGGGTGTGTTACTTGTCCACCGATGCCTGTAAACTTAGTTACAGCAGACTTACGTCTATACTGGCTATCAGTAAATGAAGGGGTTTCGCCTTCGCTATTGAAAATTCCAATTTCGTCACCATACTTTGCTAATTGGTTGTATTCGTGTACGGTGTTGTAGATTCTTTGTTTAGGCATTGATTGGTGGAACACTAAATGTTCCATTCTTTGCGCTAAAACTTTGGTCACTGCATCAAGGCTCTCTGTTTTTAAACCAGGGCCATTGTGAATTTGATCGTTGTAATCACGTCCAGTCCCTAAACCTGCTTCCATTGCCTTCATTAGTTCCTCAACTCGTGCAAGGTCGTCACCGTTCGTGTCTGCTTGAAAATTATATAAATCAGTCATTACTATTCTTGTTGACTTTCAATCGAAATTTTTTAATCTTTTTTTATTTAGTTTACTTCACTAGTCTTACTTCATGTTTGTCATAAAGATATTTTGCTACTTTTTCATCAATGCTTTGCGAATCTGCATCAGATGAATAAGCAGAAAGTTCATCAGCTATACTTTTTTTAATTTCACTCTCATTCTCTGCTTCATCATAGGCTTTAAGTAAAACATCTTTTACTTGCTCTCTTTGCTTTATAACATGAACTACTTGTTTCCCAGAACTATCTTTAATCTCTGCCATTCCTTTTTCAATATAGGAAAGGTTGTCAGGTGCTTTAAATTCTGGTGTGCTGTTTCCTATTGTATCAACATCTGCACGTAGAGACTCATTCTCGCTCTTCAATAGTTCTAGTTCGTCTCTTAGTTCCCCTAACTTGTCTTCGATAAGATCAGACATTGATTTTTCAATCTTGTCCACCATTGACTTTTCAAATGCTTCTGAGTTAAACTCACCTCCTATTTCGTTATCTTCACTTTTTTCAATCTTACCAAAAAGATTTCCTTCTTCTCCTTTGTCTTCTTTTTTAGCGTCTTTCTTCTTGCTACCTTTTTTTGACTTAGCAGCTTCAAGTTTTTCTTCTAATTCTGTAAGTTCAGCTTTTTTAATTCCAAGAGATTTCTCCATTTCTTCCAAGTCATCTTCTTCCTCTTCGGTCTCTTCGTTTTCAGCTTCTGGGTCTATCTTTTCTTTTTCGTCCTCTTCTTCTTTGGACTTTTCTACTTTTATCTCGCCTTTCTCGATGCCGTCAAGGATATACTCCTCTTCCAGACCTGCATCAAGCAAAGATTTGACAATTTCGTTATCTTTATATTTTCCTAACATTTCCTAAAAGTCTTGTTTTACTATCGAATTGTAATCTGCTTTAACCTTTTAACGCCTTAAAATTACGAATTATAATTCAAAGTGCCAAAATATTATTGAATTATTAGTTTGTTCTTTATATTTTTTCTTACTTTTTCCATAATTGTTTCTGAAATATTTCCAGATTTATAGTTTTTTATGATAACATCAAGGTTTCTCAAATCTAAAATTTTCTTTTTGACTGACTCTCTTCTTAGGGGTGCTGTTGCTTCCATATCCATTGATTTGATTGTTATCTTAAAATCTTTGTCAATGGTTATCTTTTTTCCATTCTCTTCTATTTCTAAAAGAATAGTTTTGCCACCATGAGTTGTTTTGTCTGTTTCAAATCTGTAATCAACAAAGTCTTCACTTTGCATACCTTTTGATATGTCTGCATAGGTATTTGCGTTAACTGGGGAAAATGTTAAGGCACAGTGATTTATCTTTGCTTTAAGTATTCTCTTCTTGTTTCTTCTGTCTCTTTCTATTGCATTGCCTTCTATGCTCCATCCTAACTTTCTTGTTGAACCAGAAGACTTCATTAT